TGCAGAGGTTTGGAGTTGCATTTGTCTCTTGCTTATACTATAGGTGACTTTTAGAGGTTACTAACTTTATTTCACATAAAGATAACCACCTGCCCAATCACAATTCTGCAACATTTTTTCTCTGGATTCAATAATCAACAGGTTGTACCTTTCACCCTTAGCAGGAGATTTTACACTGGCAGGTTTATACACAGAACCAGTTTTTTTATCAATGAAGGCGTGAACACTGTCACACTTTCCATTGATGTGCATCATAATCTTATGATACTTTCTGCCAATAGAGTTAATCTCAAAAGTGTACTTTGGAGGAGCATAACCACCAACATTGCCACGATTGCGACTCTTGAAGTTATCTTCAAGTGCCTGACATAGCATCAAACTATACTTAACAATGTTAGTTTGGATTGTTTCTTGTGCTTGCTCTTGCATTGTAGTGCTCATCATACTATAGCAGACTTTTAGAGGTTACTAACTTTATTGCAGAAGAAGTTTTGCCTCTTATTCACTTAAATCAAGTTCTTCCATAATAATCTGTTTTGGTAGAAAGTTCCAACAATAGTAACTAGAACTGAATGTAATCTTATCATTTGGTCTACCATCAGGGGCAGTGAATTTCATCCTCTTATCAAACATCAGCAACTGCAAATCCTTGTGTTTGAATAATTGTTTAGGTGCTGAATCATTCAACCAAGCATTAGTCATAATGAGTGCAAATGGTTTGTTAAATGACAATGCTCTCTCAAAGAACTTTCTTTTGTTCTGGAATGGTGGATTGGATACTATAACATCCCAATGAAAAGGTTCATAGGTAAAGAAGTCTTTACCCTCATCAATGTGAGAGTATTCAACACTATGAGTCTGTGATATTTGCTTGACAAACTCACTCTCTGCCTTGTCAAATGGGCACCATACTTTTGCATCCTTTGGGATGTATTTGAGGATAGGTTTAACACCATATGCAGGTGTATATGCTTCATCACCACCACCAGAAGCATATAATACTTTCTTTGAATCAATCATATTACACGAGTTCCAACAGAATAAATCTCCTTATCAAACAGCAAGTGCTTCACTGGGGATCTCAACAATTTCTGGACGTTTGTTGTCCTCAAACTCGTGCATATTGTAGCAGACCCATTCACCATTACGGAAGATGTAGGAGTATTCTTCACCAAAAGCAAGAAATACTTTAGTGTTCTTATCAAGGCGAGGAGGACAATCTTCACCACGCTGAGAGTAGTATTCGGGACCATACTCACCCACAGGAAGTTTCGTTTCCCAGCAAGCATCAGACCAACAGGATGACATATCACCACCATCAATCAGTTCTGCTGCTTTCTCTTTAGTGTTGTAATGAGTCTTCAGGATACGACCCAACCACTCAGGATAACCATCCCAGTGGTGATATGCAGAGAGAATAGAACCATCAGAGAGTTCAATACCAATGCGAGAGCGAGTTGCCATTTGTTGTGCTTTAATGTGTGCTTGTACTATAGATGACCTTTAGAGGTTACTAACAATATCAGTTAGAGACTTGTGCTGGGGTTTCATACCACCATTCATACAGAGCAGCATCTACATTAGACTTCACACCAGAAGTTCCATAGAATGATACCATAGATGCTACACCAGTTGTCAACAACATAATGCCAGTTCTCTTCAACCATTGTACACCAGAGGTGCGTTTCTTAGTCTCCTTAAATGCTAATCCACCAGCACCCACTAATGCTATAACAGGAAGCAACTGATATACAAAAATACCACCAACAGCAATGCCTAAAAGTGCTGCTAGACCAGTAGCATCTCCCTGTTCAAAGTTACTGCCTCCACTGCTATATTCCTCATCATTAACACCAACAGTTCCAGAAGTAACATCAGTTGGTGTAGAATTAGTAATGGGTTGTTGATTATAACCAGAGAATCTCTCTTGCTTATAACCATATCGTGCTTTACCATTTACACCATTTACAGTGACATCATTCTCATAGCAAGGATATTGAGCAGCAACTAGTTCTTTGATAAATCTAGTCTCTGCCCTGTCAGATTCAATGGTAAAATTATGCCTCCTACCACTAGAATCTTTCCACTTGCCATATGCATAATAAGTCATAAGTCTCTATCAGTTACTACTGGTGACCTTTGAAGGTTACTAACTTTATCACTGGGTTTTTGTCAGTACATTGATAACAAATACAGCACCACACCCAAGAATGGACCAATACAGATATCTAAAGATGCTCATTGGAACTTACCAGTAGCAAAGTTAGCATAACTGAAGATCTCCCTGTCTACCAGTTTGATTGTACCATAGTTCTCAGAATGGAAGATGAAACCTTCACCATCAATCTGCACATCTTCAAAGATGAATGACATAGGTGCATCATGAATGATGAAACTATCCATCAAGTCTTCCTTGATTTCAATAATCAACTGATATAGGTTAGCAAGTTGAGGAGAACCAAGGATTTCAGTCAGAGTAGCATCATCCAACTCCTTACCAGATTTGATCACTGAATTAATCTCTTGCTTGGCAATCTCTGCCTCTTTCTTACTCAGGAAGGGAATTGTATCTACATTAACTTTCGGTGCCCTTGCAGAGGCATATACCCTATCCACAGAGGGTTGTACCCATTTGATATCGTCAGTGTCATCAAATGTCTCACACAGAGGTTCACAGACTGCATCACACATTTCACCATTGACATACACTTGAGTGTGTGGTGCAATGACAAGCAGTTGCTCAATCTTCTCTGGGAAGACATAAGCAATGGTGTTAGGTTGGAAGGTGTCAGTACCACCAAACCCAAGGAAATCACCCCAATAGATGTTATCAGTAAGAGGCAGGTGTTCCAGACAATAGTTTAGAACTTCTGCCAGTGATTCTTGATGCCCAAAGTGACAATACACATCATCACTGTTATAGCAAAGGCGAATCTTCTTCTTGTTAAATGCACTCTTGGTACAGACAAAAAACTTACCATTGGCAGGATTAGTTCCCCAAACCAATGAAACACCATCCATCTTCATAGAGATAGATGCCTCATCATAAAGTACATCAAGAACAGATAGATCACCTGTCAGGATTGTATCTTCAGGATGTTCAATGTGAGTGGCAGTCATAATCAGTTCTGTTCTATACTACAGTGGACTTTTGGAGGTTACTAACTTTAATAGGTAGTAACTTTGATGGTTTCAAGTAACATAAGTGCCAGATCCATCTGGTTATCTTCATCAACCACAGGGATATTATCTTCTACAAACTCACTGGTGAGTTCTTGTAAAAGATCTGTGAATCTAGAGTCAGAGTAGATAAAATCAGCAAGTTCATACTTGAAACCATCACGCAGGAGTTTGAGTGACTTAGTGACGGTGAGTTCTTTAGTGTCTTGTTGGTAACACATGGGTTTGAGTGTGATTATACTACAGTGGACTTTTGGAGGTTACTAACTTTAATTCAATCAATCTTCATCCTTTTGGAAGTTTTTACCAGCATTGCTTGGACCAACCCAAACCATACCATTTTCTTTCCAGAACTGTACAAATGCCCTGCGAAGTAGCAGCAGTTCATCATAACGTTCTTGTTGCTCTTTGGAATAGGTAAAGTTCTGAATTCGCCAGGTTTTCTTCAGATCTTGGAGTTCACGAAGAATAGCAGAGGAGTTGTTCATAATAAAATAGGGAGTGTTTGTTGTTGAATAGTGTATCAGAAATCCCAATCAGATTTCAAGAAGGCAGCAAAAGTTTTATCATCATCCTGCTGTTCTTTTAGATTTTCCATATCAAAGATTTCACCAGGCATATCTTGAATTTCAGACCAGAGTTCTTCAAACATAGCAATCAATCAGTGTTATACTACAGAGGACTTTCAGACTTCAGTTAGATCATTGATGAAGAGAAATTGATAATTTCCATCCTCAGGATCTTCCATATTTACATTCCACTCTTGGAAGAGAGACATAGCATCTTGGTGCTTATCTTTATTCATCAGTTTCTCAAACCTTTTGAAAATGTGTTCACCCATCAGATCAACACAAACTTGTTTTTCAGTAATTTTCATAATGTGTGTTCAGTTACTACTGGTGACTTTTGGAGGTTACTAACAATAACAACTCATATATTCTTCTAAAGTATAGTATTCATCTGTGCCAGTTTCATCAACTAACTCTTCAATGGTCATATCATTAAGCATAGTAAGATACACCTCTGGTTCTATATCCACACCAGGTTCAAAATCATCGTGACATAGAAAAAGATACTCATTGTAGAGTGCTTCTATGAGTTTTTCTCTGGTAACTTCCATTAGTCCTCTTCCTCACACTGAATAGATTGAATTTGAGTGATAATTTTGTTAAGATCTTCTACAGCAGTGCTCATAGCAGACTTAGAATAACCAGTGGCAAAAGGATATGTCTTATTGTAATCATCTGAGTCTTCATCTACATTATAGCAGACAGTTACAGCATCACCAAGATACTTAACAATTCTTTGAAGTTGAGTGTCAAGTTCCATTGTCATTGTTGTGCTCATACTATAGGGGACCTTTGGAGGTTACTAACAATTATAGGTTGCGACTTGTCAGTTCATTACCAACAATTCTTTGAAGGTGATCTTGTATGAAACCATACTCAAAGGTGTCTATATCCAACATAATACTCTTTGTAGTGTTGGCGTCAACCAGCACATCCCTGTTGGTGCTATCAACAGTCACAAGATCATCTCTGGTGATCATCCAGACACAGCAAGGTGCTGTCTCACCATGACGCTTTGCCAAAGCATTTACGTGTTTCTGGAGTTCTCCTAGTGTCTTAATTCTTTTTTTCATTCTTATGAGACTTGCTATGCTTATCTATAAAGTTAATTGCTGACTTTCTATTTCTACACTCTTTGATAACACTACCTTGATGTATGATAGCAAGAGCAGTCTTACTTCCCATAACAGGAACAGCAGCATAGACTAGAGGGTCAGTATATTTTCCAGTCATAAATCCTGTCTCCTCATTGACAGCATTTAGAATGGTTGAGTTGTGGTTAATAATCTTCATCGACGAGTTACAGAATCCAACATTTCACCTTGCTCAAACACAATGTCAACAACCTTCTGTAAGGATTTCTCAGTGGCAATACCTACATTGGAATAAACAGGCACACACAGCATACCATAGGTCTTAGATTCAGACCCAATGCGTACAACCCTGCCAATGGTTTGAGTGAGTTCAATGGCATCCATATTGCGCATAAAGATGACACCTTCCAACTCACTACAGTTGATACCTTCAGACAGAATAGAGCGATGGAGAACAACAAATTTCTTGTTATGATCCTTACCCCAAGCATTCAAAGTCTCAAAGAACTTCTCCCTGTTGACTTTCTTACCATCAATCACAGCACCAGTCTTGGATGTAATGTAGAGGTAGGAATAACCACGTTCTGCCAACTGATCAGCAAAATCAGTCTGGAACAAGTTAATCAACTGCTTGCTGGTCTTTACACAAACCAGAACTTTCTTGATAGCAATCTCATCAATAGATGCCAACACATTGCGAGTATCCATACAAGGAGTGACTGCTTTTACAGGATACTTATCCATCTCAATCACCTTCACTTTGGGAGGAAGGATGTAACCATTCTGGACCAGTTCAGGAGCAGAAACCCTAGCAATCACCTGCCCATAAGTTTCTACCCAGTTCATACCTGGTTTCTTAGGAATGACAGAAGTCTTCCTGGTAGCAGTAAAGAAGAAGGCACGATCTGCTTTCTTGCTGAAATACTCAGTGGAGGGATAGAAGTGACGCTGAACACTGTTATGTGCCTCATCAAAGTAGATAGTATCTACATCAATTCCTGCCTCTTGAATGCGATGAAGAGAGTGATATGTGGTAAAGATAATAGTGTGCTCACGCACAATATTACACATCTCTACAAACAGTTTGATACGCTCAGGTTTGGTAGTCCTGAAATGCTTTGTCTCACCACTGTGAACGTGAAGCACATTAGCATTGACAATGTGCTCAAGATACTCAGCAGAGAGTTGTTCAACCAGCAGAATCCTGGGGCAGACAACAATAATATTGCGAGGAACATTCACCTCAAAGCGTTTAACCGCATCCATAATTGCGATCAAAGTCTTACCACCACCAGTGGGGACAATAATCTGACCCAAGGCAGATTGAAGCATAGCGTCAAGTGCTGTCTGCTGGTGAGGGCGAAGTTTAATCATCAAATGTGTATCAGTAATATAGTGGACCTTTGGAGGTTACTAACTTTAATTCA